TATGTTCCCAACGACGGAACGGATCTCACTGGAATTACTTCTAGTATAATCGCTAGATTCCCAGGATCTCTCGGTAACTCCTTGAGGGTAAGTATTGCTGGAAATAAATTGGATGGGTCTGGTGGTCTTAAACAATGGCCTGTTGGAGTCGCCACAAACTCGTCAAATTCTTATTTTTCTTATTTTAGAAGAAAACCATCTTCAACCGACAACTTGGTTGCTTTGGCTGGAACAGAAACCAACGACCAAATTCACGTTTTAGTGATTGATGAGAAGGGACTTTTCACAGGAACCCCAGGAGAGGTTTTGGAGAAATATGAAGGAGTTTCACTTCACCCAGAAGCAAAATCACTTGACGGAACAAGTATTTTTTGGAAGAACTACATCAACGAAAGATCCCGTTACATCAGAATAACTGGCAGTGTTGATATTCCCGAATCAAGCTCCAGTGGAATCTTGAACGATATGGGTCTCGGGTTAAGTTCTGTGAGTGGATATGTGTTCAATTGGAGTGACTCTGCATATGTCAGTGCTGCAGGTAAGGAATTGTTCACAGAAGGATCAGGAGAACAAGTTACCGGCGAGAGTCCTTTTGTCGGAACAGAAGGAAAGGGATATAATTTGTTTGCTGACCCCGAAAGTGTTGATGTTTCACTTTTGTTGGGTGGGAACATAAAAGACAGTACCCAATGTCAAGCATTGAAAGCTTTGGTTGAGAAGAGAAAAGACTGTGTTCTATTCTTGTCTTGTCCAATAGATTCCACTAAAACTAATTTGAGTGATTCGGTTAAAACTGATCAGTGTGTGGCTTTTGCAAACACCACGGTTGGGTCAAGTTCTTACATCGTCATTGACAGTGGTTACAAGAGAATGTTTGACCCTTACAATCAAGTGAATCGTTGGGTTCCCCTCAACGGTGACACCGCAGGAATTTGTGCTAGAACAGACTACACATTTGATCCTTGGTTCTCTCCCGCAGGATTGAACAGAGGTCAAGTCAGAAATTCACTTGAACTTTCATTCAACCCAAATCAAACATATAGAGACAGATTGTATCCAGAAGGAATAAACCCAGTTGTCCAAATAGTTGGAGAGGGTACGGTACTTTTCGGAGACAAGACAAACCTTTCAAAACCAAGTGCTTTTGACAGAATCAATGTTCGTCGTCTCTTCATCGTTCTTGAGAAGGCAATTGCCGCTGCATCCAAGTTCTCACTCTTTGAGTTCAACGATGCATTCACTCGTCAGCAATTCCGCAGTTTGGTTGAACCATTCCTTCGTGATGTCAAGGCAAGAAGAGGAATCTTTGATTTCAAGGTTGTTTGCGATGACACGAACAATGGACCGGAAGTCGTTGACAGAAATGAGTTCAATGCAGACATCTACATCAAACCAACGAGGTCAATCAACTACATCAAGTTGAATTTCATTGCTACTCGTTCGGGTGTCAGCTTTGAAGAAGTCGGTGCTTAAGTATAATATACCAAGGAGATAAAAATGCCATTTCAAGTAAGTCCTGGAATAAATGTATCGGAAATAGATCTCACAACTATCGTTCCCGCTGTGGCAACGACTGTTGGTGGAATAGCTGGTTACTACGAATGGGGACCGGCAGACAGAGTCGTTCTCATAGACACACCAAACAACTATAGAAAAACTTTTGGTGATCCAAAGGTTTGGAACTACAGCCAGTGGTTCACTGGAACCAATTTCTTGGGATACGGAAGATCACTTCTAGTTGTTAGAAAAACCAAAACTGGAGCAAAAAATGCAGTCGGTTCATCCATAACCTACACGGCTACTGGAGCTATTAACGGCAGTTTGACAGGAACAATCGGAATAACTTTTGGTTCTTCCTTCGTTTCTGGTTTGACCACTACCAGTGGACAAGTTGGCAACAAGGTTTTCTTTGCTCCTGGAACAGCAGATGCTAGCACCACTTCAACGACAGTTACAGGTCCGATGTATTTTTCATTGTTGGTGAGAAGCATTGACGGTGATTTTGTAAGTTTTGAAACTGGTGACAACGCAATAGGAGACATCAGTCCAAGTCACACCTCGGATGTATATTCATTCACTACGATAAACTTGGGTGGATATAGTGTGGTGGATGACAGTAAGGTTCTGACCTTCTTTGACAATTTTGACTACTTTGTCGCTGCTACTGGAAATGGTTCAGTTGGTTATACCGGCGCTACTGGCGACGCTTTCTTTGAATTTGATTCTTCAGTCGCAGGAACTGTTGCAAATTCTCAAACTGGTGATGCAGCCGATGTCACTGAAAATCATTCACTCACTTGGACTGTTGGTGCTGGTGCATTTGTTGGAACTGGTCCTACAAATCAAACCAGATACATACCAAATTCAAGTGGTTTGACTTCTTCTGATTACTATGGTGTGTTTGCTAAATATCCTGGTGAAAAGGGTGACTCGTTGAAGGTTTCACTTTTCTTGGGTGGTGATGCAAATGCTTACGAACTATGGACATGGTACAAAGATCAGAACATAATCGGAGAAGCTCCTTCCGCCGAAGGCAGTGATAATCTTAGAAGATTGGTTGGATCCGACACGAACGATCTTTTCCACATGGTTGTCGTGGACGAAGATGGTTTGTTCACTGGTGAAAGAAATACCGTTCTTGAAAGGTATGCTAATGTTTCACTTTTCCCACAGTCTAGAACAGACAACGGAACAATTAACTACTACAAGAGTATCATAAACAACGCATCTCAATATGTATTCATAGGAGGTTCGGAAACACCCGAAGATTCTATTGACGACTTTGAGAAAAACTTTGGATTTACTGATGGACTAATAACTGTTACTGAAACCTACAAAGTTGCATATCCTGCTTTCTTCAATGCCGGTGCGAGTGCCAACTTCTCTGTTGACATATCCTTGACGGGAGGAACCGGATCTGGAGTACAAACCTCAGTCAATACTGATGATTTGATAGACACTGTTCCAGCTGGATCAGATCCAAAGGGATACAACCTCTTTGAAGATACCGAAAGTGTGAACGTGAGTTTGGTTATGGCTGGAGCTATAGATGACTCAACACAACTTTCTCATCTTAGAGCTCTTGCAGAACAGAGAAAAGATTGCGTTGTTTTCGTAAGTTCGTCAAACAAAGACGATTCGCAAACAGAGAATGATAAGAAGAATGCTTGCATATCTACCAAGAATAATGTTGGATCTTCCTCATATGTGTTCATTGACTCGGGATACAAGTATCAGTACGATCAATACAACGATAGATATCGTTGGATTCCTTTGAACGGAGATACTGCTGGTTTGGTTGCTAGAGCAGATTTGACCAATGATCCTTGGTTCTCGCCAGCTGGATTGAACAGAGGACAAATCAGAAATGCAGTTAAACTTGCATTCAATCCTTCGCAAACACTCCGCGATGCGATCTATCCAAAGGGGATCAACCCAGTCATATCTGTCCCAGGAGAAGGAACTATTCTCTTCGGTGACAGAACAGCTTTGTCAAAACCAAGTGCTTTTGACAGAATCAATGTTCGTCGTCTCTTCATCGTTCTTGAGAAGGCAATTGCCGCTGCATCCAAGTTTTCACTCTTTGAGTTCAATGATGCATTCACTCGTCAGCAATTCAAGAATTTGGTGGAACCATTCCTCCGTGATGTCAAGGCAAGAAGGGGAATCTTTGATTGGAAGGTTGTTTGTGACGAAACAAACAACACACCAGAGATGATTGACAGAAACGAGTTTGCTGCTGACATCTACATCAAACCGACTAGAACAATTAATTTCATTCAACTTAACTTTATTGCGACAAGAACAGGTGTAAGTTTTGACGAAGTTGGCGCATAAATAAACTAGAACAAAGGAGTAAAGAAAAATGCCATTTAACATAGACCAATTTAGAGCAAACCTGATCAACGGTGGAGCAAGAGCAAACTTCTTCATTGTTAGAGGACAATTCCCAGGAACAGGATCTGGTATCGTTAATGCTGCCGCTTCTGCTGCTGGTGCGATTTTCGGTGCTGGTGGTGCTGTTGGTTCCGCAATTGCAGCTGGAGTTGGTGCTGCAGCTGCTCTCAGTGGTGGAAACCCAAACAACCAAATTCAATTCCTCTGTAGATCTGCACAAATTCCAGCAGTTTCTTTGGGTACAGTTGAAGTGGTTGGTCCAGGTGGTAGAATTCTCAAGATGGCAGGAGATAGATCCTTTGCCAATTGGGATATAACTGTTTACAACGATGCAACTTTCAACATGAGAAATGCTTTTGAAAGATGGAGTAATCTCATCAACGACATTTCTGCTAACATTGGTCCTGATTCGTTGGATGGTTACGGACAAAACTGGGCAGTTACTCAGTTGGGTCGCGACGGAAGTGAAGTGAAGACCTATCAATTCGTCGGTTGTTGGCCGTCTGAAATAGGTGCTATTGATCTTTCGTTTGATCAAAAGACTGAAATTGAACAATTCACAGTCAGTATGGCTTATCAATACTACATCTCTGAAGGTGTAAATCAATAATAGGAATTAGATAATGGCATTTGAATTTTTTGGTCTGAAAATTGGTAAATCCAAGCAGGAGAAGGAGGAATCAAAGTTAACATCCTTTGTTCCTCCTGATACTGACGACGGAGCAGTCATAGTTGAGACGGGTGGATTCTACGG